GCTTTAGGGTCAACAGTAGCAAATAGAGTAGAAGTATCATATTTTTTATAATTACCGATACTTTGATAAGCCATATACAATTGATATATAGTCCAGTCATTAAGTTCTCTGAAAGTCATTTTAGCACCAACAGCAACAGAAACAACCACATCTCCGAAAGTTATATATTCACCAGTTTGAGATTTTACCCGTTTACTTCTTTCTAGGTGATATTGAATTTCTGGGTTAGGGTTGATATATTCTTCTGTTTGAGCATTCATTTTCATTATCAAATTTCTAAAATAAGAGAAATTATTTTCATTGATTAGATGAAGTATTTCTTTATTGTCAAAAACTTCAGTGAATAATTTTGAATAGGCATTGAGTAGTTCTGGGATTGTTAACACAATTTCAAATAAGCTAAGTTTCTCCAATTTAGATAAAACTTCTTGATTTACTCCTGTTTTATCCACTTTGTACATATTGTAAATAATTTCATTTTTTGACATAGACATTAGTTGTAAATCAGATAAAAAAGTAGGATATTCTTTTACAGTAAGAAATCTACATTCTCCTATTTCAGTTTCAATTGGATTACCTAATATGTAAAAGTCAAGAATATCAATCATGATTTATTCGTCAAGAACGTATATATATGTTCATATCCTCTGTATTCAGATGGAGCAGAACGTGGATTTCCTTGTGAATACTCCATTTTACCAATTCCGGCTACATGACTATTTACTAATATCTTATTTAATCTATCTTTGATTCTACTCAACCTGAAGTCGCCTTCTTCATATCTACTATGAACAAATAAATCAATGACTAACTCTTGTTTAGTTAATAAGTCGTTTCTTGGATAGTCAGAGTTTCTTCCAGCATACATATAAAGTCTACAAATTTGCTTATTTACTAAATCATCAGCTTTTTCTGACTTCATAATATGCTCATTTTGAATCTTAGCTAATTCCACAGAATCTTTCTCTAAAATATTTGGACGGGTAGGGGAAAGTGGGTCATCAATACTAGCTCCTATATTTTCTGGAGAATAGTATAGTAATCTCAATAACTCTTCGTCATTCCTAAGATATTTGTAAATAGCAAGCATGTCATCATATAAGCCCATTATGAAGTCACCTCACTTGGTACAATATCTGCTGTAATTGTCATTAAACCAATTTCATTAATTACTTTTGTTTTGTCAATGTTAACAATATTATAGGTGTTATCATACATCTGAAATTTTTCATTGTTTTTAACGTTATTAATTTGTTGGTATTTCATTGTAATAACAATACGTCCATCAGGAAGATTAAGCTGGTTATTTGCTTCATTATTCTTAATACTCGATTCCACAATACAAGGTACTAAGAATTCTTCTCCATCGACCCATCGATAAACAGGATCTCCAAACTTATCTCGAATGATATTTCCTTGCTCATCACGCATTAAAACTCGTGTTTTATCCGTAATAGCAGGGAAGAAGGAGTTGCATTGTTTTAATGTTGCAGTAGGATAAATCTCATAAACTCCATCACCTAAAAAGTTATTTACTAAGTAATATAAGTCTCCAATTTTTACAACAGAACCCTTATCAACTTTTACATCAGGTTTAAAAATAAGTTTTTTATCCTCATCTTTCTTTTCCTGTTTTACCATTACAGTATATTCAACATCGTCTACTAAAACTTGATTAGTAAAGTAAGAGTGATCAAATTCTTGTAAGGCAAATTGCTTGTTAGCCAATATAATGGAATCGTCATTACTATTTGTGTTTCTTAGATAATTCTGATACTTACCAACATAATTAAACGCCATTATAATCACCATCGTATATACTTTTTATTTTCCAAGTTTTTCGATTACGACTTAGATAGTTTGAAATGGCATTGTCGATATTTGACTCTAATTCAGCTATCATCTTCAAATAGCTATTTCTTTCATTAGCAGGGGAGTGAATCACATTAATTTCTGAAGTACGAAAAGTCATACCTAAAGTTTTTAACTCATTTCTACCTTCTTCAGCATATGAAAAATACATGATTTCCGAAAGCAGACTAATCTCTTGATTTACTAGCTCAACATTAAACAAGCGAACGACATCGTCTTTATCGTGTAAATCAATATCCGGTTTCCCATATTCATAAATTTTATCAATAGACCTATTCAGCAAAGATAGTAAATGATCATTGACTAATTCGTTAATTTGTTCATCTGACAATTGACCATAATTGAAAAATTGTTTGTCACCTTTAAGCTTCCTAATGAACTTGTCGAAAACTTTATCGTAAGAGGTAGGCATTTTTAATCACCTACTTATCTTTTTTAGTAGTCTTATTAGAAGTTGGTTTCTTTGTCTTTGTTTCGGGTTCGGATTCTTTTTTCAAGCCTTCAATGATTTTCAATAAATCTTGCATCCCTACTTGAGATTGAGTGAGCATTTCATCTTTAGCTTTACTTTCCTGTTCAAGCTTAATTAACTTATCATTCATCTCTGCCAGTTGTTTCTGCAAATCAGATTTTTCATTTTTGATTTTATCCGCAGAAAGTATACGATTTATTTCACTATTTTCGTGTCGTTTTCCACCAGATTTAATTTCATTATTTCTCTCTGTGACAACTGCGAGAATATTATGTGGTACTTTAATGTCAATGTCAGTACGCTCCATTTTGAATAGCATTGTTTTCATTCTAGAGAGAAGGGTGCTAGATTTTAAATTACTTATCCACTTAATAGTTTCGATACTATCGTTTTGAAGAATTGACATCAATTCTTTATCAGTTAGAACATTTGATTTATCTTCAATTCCTAATAGTTTATAAGCTTCATCTTCTTCATTTGAATCAAAACGAAGTCTTCCAAATTTAAATAAATCTGATTTAGTATTTTCTGATTCGATATCATCCCATGCTACACGCTCAACGACAAATTCCTCATCTTCATCTCTTCCACGAACAAAAACACCTTGTACACTGTGATTGCTAGGGAACGCAACTGGTGATCTATCATAGTTATATACTTTAATTTTTCCGTTTAACAAATTTAATGTCATTTAATCATCTCCTTTTTATATACAGAAGGGTCAACCGACATTTAGCTGACCCTTGAAATTTTATTGTTAATTAAGAAAACGTAATACGAGCTAATTTATCTAAGTAGTAGATAGCGTATTCGAAATCAAATCCAGTCAACTTAAGTTTGACTTTTTCAGTGTCATTATCATAAGTTTCATAAACTCTTAAATCTCCACGCATGTTAGCTTCACCAATTTTACCGGCAACACCGAAAATACGCTTATCAGGAATTAAAGCATTTCCATTAGCAGTTTTTCTTGCGGTTGGTACAGAAGTTAAAGCTACTCCATCAAACATAGCCAAACGTCCTACACGATTTAATTCATTTTTAAGCTCATCACTTAAATGGGTTTCATATCCTTGCATTCTAGCCATACCATCAATATATTTAGATAAACCAATCATAAATGGGTTACCTTCAGACATATCACGAAGGTAACGAGCATGAGCCTCAGCACTACCAACAGTTAAAGCAGAACCAGTATTAATGTCTTGATCACCTTCGATTGGGTCAAGTGCTGCATCAATGCCAGCGAATAAACGATAGAAGAGCTCTAACTCAAAAGAATCACGAGCTAATTCAGTCATCTTAGCAATTGATTTCCATCCATTTCTACGTAAGTCAGCATAATTAATTTCAGTTTCAGCTTGAAGTTGTACTTTCTTTGTTGCGAAAATAGTCGGATCAACGTATGACATCGGTACGTTACCGCCACGGTTGGCATCATATACTTTAATAGTATTTTTTGGAACTCCAGTGAAACGAGACTCGTCAAATTCTCCAACTGTTCCCATATCGAAGATGTTATAAAGAACACTTTGGTCAGGTTGAAATAATAACGGCTCAACTGTTTTCTTAACTAACTCAGATAATAGAATGTTGTTTTCTTTTGTTCCACCAGCATTTCCGATTTCTCTTGCAAAATTGTCAAGAACATCGATTGCGTCTTTCTCAGCAGAATCTAATGTGTTTAAACGTGCCTTTTCAGATAGTTCGATAATATTTGTATCTTGAATAGCTTCAGCTACTTCTAGGTTAAATAACTTTGACATTTAATATGTCCTCCTTAGATTAATTATATTTTAATAGTTAAATATTTTTAATTATGCGACTGTAGTAGGTTCAACTACACGGAATAAAGCTAACGGTTTAGATCCATCTGTATATGTTCCTGCGTATTTGAATGTACTTACTTCACCAGTAACAGCAGGGGAGAATAGACCATTTGCAGCAACAGCATATTGACCATCAGTAAAAGTTCCATCAACTTGGTCAACTGCAATTTGAGCACCTACAGGGTATTTTTTCAATAAAGCTAAAGTGTTAGCAGGAACTGTATCAAATGTTTCGTCATACTGAGAAATCTCAGAATCGGATAAATGACCAGTAGGTTGAGCATCGAAATCTAATACAAAAACATCTACACCCACACCATCTGCTTTAGAAGCTACTTTCGTTGCATCGTTTTTAACAAATAAAGAACCACGTTTTGCTGCATCTGACACCTTATAGATTTCAGAGATAGTTTCTTTTCCAATTACATTTCTAAGCATATTATAATCCTCCAATAATTTAATTTATTTTTGTTATTTCTTAACCCATGACTTAATGATATCTATTGAAGATAGTACGCCACTGTCTTCAGCACTTAAATCAGATTTAACTTTAGATTTAGACTGCATTTGACTAGTTTCAACTTCATCTTTTTTAGCTTGTTGCTTCTCTTTGAATTTAGCAATCGCTTTTCTACCTTTGATTACCTCGATTTTCTCTTGACTAGTTTCATAGTTTTCAAGAGTTAATTCAGAGAAGATAGTTTTCAAAGTATCATCTTCGTCAATTTCAGATACTTGAATTAATTCATCTTCTAATGCAAATGCTTTTAATTCTTCCTTCTTAGTTGACAATTCTTTCTCTAACTCAGCAGCTTCCAATTCTTCAACTTTAGCTTTAAAAGGTTCTAATTCAGACACTTGAGTTTCTAAATCTTCTTTTTCTTTATTAAGTTGAGTAATTGATTTACCTGCTTCTGCGATTTCCTTTTCGGCTTCTGTTAATTTAGTTTGTAATTGAGCAATTTGATCTTCAATTTCTTCAACAGGAACAAATTTCATTTTTACATCTTTTTGACCAGTGATCGAAATAGTATCATCAGAATTTACAGTGTAAATAAATTCAACATAATCTTCCTCAGTATCACGATCCCATAAATAAGCAATGGCTTTGTAATCATAAGGATAGATTCTGGAAACATAGTAATACTTTTCGCTATCGACCTTGTTAATTGCTTGTCTAACTTTTTTATAGACATCATTTTCGGTCAATGCAGATAAATCTTTTTCATTTTCTTTAGTCATTTCATTTCCTCCTTTTTTGGAATCTTCATTTTGTATATCTTTCAAAAAGGCATTAGATAAGTCGAAATTTAATTCATTGTCACTGGCAACTTCTAAAACACCAGCGCCTTTAACTGCACCTGTTACTTTTGAACCAAGTACAGCATTACCTATGAATTCAAATTTTTCTAATATTTTACCTTTTGAAGTTTTCTTCGATTTAGCTGTGCTAATTTCCCATGAACTAGATAAATTTCCTTCATCCCAAAGTTTATCGAATACTTTAAAATACTCTGGAAAACGAGATTTCCATAATTTGGTTTTAATAAGAATTACATCTTTTTCGCCTTCGTAACCATCAACTTCACGAGTTTCAATCCATGAATCTAATACCGCACCAATAGGGTGTGTAGCAAAATAATATTCTATTTTTTTAGTTTCAGAATTATATTTCTTACGAAGTTCGTGACCACCAAAGTCAGTAGGTTTTCCTTTAGCATCATATTTTAGAAATGCAAGAATAGGATATCCAATAATTGATTTATGGTATTTTTCAGCTTCTGCTTTTTGTATCATAACTCCATTAGAATTGTATTCATCCAATACAGATATTAAAAAAGTAGCTTCTTTGTGATTTGCAAATTCACTTATCTCAATAGGGGAACTAGCTAAAACAAACTTTTCCATTTTTAGCTTTTTCACCACCTTTCAATGGAGTATTAATATCAACCTAGGTCAATATTCAAATCAGTAACTACTTTCTTTTCTTCATCCTCGCTTAACTTGATAGGGGAGGAGAGATGAGTGAAAGTTGTAGTATCAATTAATATTATTCCATTACAACAAGGACATTTAATTTCAACAGTTTTATTCATCGATTATTCTCCTTATTGTAATCTTTATCTGAATCCTGCTTATCTAAATCTTTGGAATCTCCCGGATTTCCTCCTACATTATCCGATTTGCCGTTATTTGTATAAGCGGTCATTCTCGGTTTGAAAATATCTTCATAACCAAGTTCAGATTCTTCTTTTCTTCTACGCGCCTCAGTTTTAACATCTAATCCAATGGCAGCATAAGTAGTCTCAAGTGACGCATTAAGCTCAGTATTTAGCATTTTTGCTAGTTGCATAGACAATTCAACATTTAGTTTCTCAGAATCTAATACTTTAATTTTAGGAGCATATTTGACATCGATACCTTCATCAATGAGCAGACCTTTATACCATTTTTCTAAAATAGTTTCTAACTGTTCGGAGATTCGGTTAATAACTTTAAGTAGTTCATTAATTGAAATTTGAGCAGCACCAAAAGACCCCTTATCTGCACTTAAATAAGAGATTCCGACACTACTTAATATTTGATCTCTGTAACTTTTTTTAACTTGGACATTAGTTTGTTCTTGTTGCGTTTCTACATAACTAACAGATTCTGTCCAAGGAGTTCCTGTAAATACAGTAATACCAGGCTGACTCAATGCAGTCATTAAATCAGTATGGGCTTTTGCTTGAGCCTCCAACCATCCGATATTTGACCTTTTTGTAGCATCATTAGTAAATAGTTCTTTCGACAACTTCTGAAAGATAATTTTCTTCCCTCGAACTTGAGTATTCTTATCATCTGAAATTTCAATATTCTCTAACCGTATAACAGGTTTTAGAGCTTTAAATATAGGAGTGAGTCCGTATTTACGTTTGAAATTGTTAGTTCTAATTGCACCACTATTTTCTATTTTAAGAATTGCATACTTGTCCTTGTTTTTATAAGCTTCATACACCTCTAAAGGATAAGTAGCTAGAATTTCTTGGTCAGCATTTTCATAGAATAATGCTTTATTTTTTCTGTTTTTCTGATACACCTTACGTAATCTTGACTCTAACTCTTTTATATCTATTAAAAGAAAAGGTTCTCCGCCCTCACTATAATCGGATAATTCACATACTCCCAATGGGTAATAATCTACTTGATAGTTTTTATTATCTTTATCTTTTCTAAGGTACATACAATAATTACCCTCAATGTAAGCCATCGGGATTGATTCAACTATAATGCTTTCTACATTTATCTTTTCATTGAATTCCCGTATTAAATAATCAACATAATCGTACATTTCCTTTTCTTCACTATTGAAATTAGGATAGTTTAACTCCCAATCTGGGTTGACATTTGTTTCAATAGCTTCATAGACTTTTCCAAGAATATCATTTTTATTAATAAACAGACGAACTATGTTATTTATTTTTAAAATGTTATTTAAGTTTGTTTGAGCGTTAAAGGCTAAATTATCAATGTCATCTATCTTAAAGTTTACGATTCCTTCTTTATCATTAAATTCAACTGATCGAAAATTTGATTTATTATTATAGTCATAGACTGCTTTCTCAATAGACTCTCTGGCGGTTTTCTCTGACGTAATTACGTATGTATCATCATTTAATTTTGATAACTCTTGTTCTGACAAGAATGACTCACCTCCTTGTAATTTATTTTTATCCATTTAGAAATTTATTGACGATACCATCGCTGGAATAGAGGAGAGGTCAACTGATTCCACAACTTTATTTGTTATATTTTCTCTTCGTAACTGTTGTAAATACCAACCAAGCATAGCCATACAATAAGCACGGTCATCATGCATTTTATTCTCTTGGTCTTTAGATAGTACATATGCATAATTATTACTAACACTATTTGTTTCACGATATATATTTACTAATTCTTCTTTAGCGATATCTATATTTTTCAACGCCATTTCTTCTTCAAAATCCAATTTAAATTTCTTATGATTAATTTCTTTTTCTTTGACCACAATTGGATTTCCAGTAGCATCTAAAATTTCAACATCAATTTCTTTACCGGTCTCAACAGGAAGCATTAGAAAACCGTCTAAGTTATAATCAGCGGTGAAATTAATTAAATCAAGATTCATCATTTCAACAAGAGCATCGTACATTTCTTTTTTGTATTTCTTAGGATTCATTAATTTTAATTTATCGACAGCATTTGGAAATTTACTCATATGCTCTTTTGATTCAATTGAGTCAATTAATCCTTTATGAGTAATTCCATTTTCATCTTTCCAATCTTCCATTAAATAGTCTGCGATAGTTGTACCATGACCACCAGCACCACTATCAATAAGCAAGCATTCAATATTTTCATAGTCAGCTTTTTGTTCCCCATTTAAATTAAGAATTATTTTCTTTAATTCTGAAATTTGTTCAGGTGTCCTCATTGGAGTTTTCTTTTTTTTGCCTATGTCAACGAAACTTACTCCCGTGCAAATTTCCATTTTGTAGCCCACTTGAGGATCATGGATAATTTCTGCCCCTAAACAAACTGAATTGTCATAATCGTGAGCAGGGTCATAAGCTAAGACAAACATACGTTTTTCTTTACTATTATTCTTAATTATAGGAAGTCTAACGCTAGAATTCTTTACAATAGTTGCACGTTTGAAAACTTGTTTATCTCCGCCATCAACAGAGAACTTATTGTAAAATTCACGCAAAGCCTTTTCTTTGTTTTTTCTCATCTCAGCAGTTATTTCATCTTTGTTGATTAAAGAAGCAGGGTACTTTTTACCATTAAAAGTAGCGTTAATCATAACTTCACAGTTTAGGTCACAAACAAAATAGTTTTTATCTCCTAATAACATGCGTTTAGAGTAATCTTTATAAAGCATATAAAAATAACTATCCGTTGAAGAAGCAGATGATATAAATAAACGTTG